ATTCTAGTCATTGCGAACCCGCCAGAGGATGAATCCAACAGTGTGTATCAACTCACCGAATCCGATGAATGGCACACGTTGCGGTTCTCCAGTTGGGACAGCCACAACGTGCAAGTTGAGACGGGCGAAATAGACGACAGCAAGATTGGCGGGCTTGCCACCCTTCAGAAAATCAAAGACGACTGGCGGGAGTACCATGATGAACCGTGGCCCGGATTAGAGACAGTCAAACAGTGGTCCAATCCCGACCATCCGGAGTTTCGGGCGGACCTCCATAGCAAGTGGTACAAACGCAGAGCGGGCGTCATGCCGCCAGAGGGGGCGGAAAAGTGGCGGCCCTTCACTGTCTCGGACGTAAAGCAAGCCTACCGGCCCACTTACGACGCGAGTAGGCCATGCAAGACTGCTGGCCTTGACGTAGCACGGAACGCGGATAAGACAGTCTTAGCAGGCAAGCACGGCACGCACATCCCGATTCACCATTCCGAACGTGGTAGTAATCACGTGCATCAGAAAGACGTTATCAGAGAGCGACTACTTGACTTGAACGGGCCAGAGATAGCCGTCGACGCCGTGGGTGAAGGCTCTGGCCTTGCTGATGAGCTTGATATGCACTTCGCGGGTGTCACCAGATATAGCAACGGTGGCACCGCGAGAAATGAGACGGATTACCGGGATTGTTGGGCCGAATCACTCGCACTGTTCGGTGAGTTCCTTGCTAACGGCGGGTCGTTCAGTTCCGACGCATTACGTGAGGAACTGTTAGCAGCGGCGAGAGCCATAGAGTTCACGACAACCACGCTCAAAAGTCGCGGTGGGGACGTGATTGAGGCAACCTCAAAAGATGCAATCAAAGACATACTGGGTCACTCGCCGGACCACCTCGATGCCGCACTCATGGCGAACTGGATGGATATGACGGACACGCAAACGATTACCCGAAGAAAAGCACGGAGTAGTATGCACAAGGGGGCGATGAAATGAGTCGTGCAAGTCGAGCGTGGGAAGCCCTTCAAGAACGGATTCAGCAGACGGCTGAAACCGTCACTCGCTCCGCTCGGATTGATATTGTCTCGGGTGGCGTTGACGAGATTGACCCGCCGGAGGACCTTGACGAGTTCGCGGATCAGGCCAAGACCACCGGACCCGTCAGAAAGAACCTCCGACAGTTCGTGAATGACGTGTGGGAACCGGGATACGATGTTGACGCCGAAAGTGACGCCACGGAAGCCTACTTCATGGGTGGCGAATCTGCCCCAGAGGGCACGCCCGAAGGCGGCTTCATGGAAAACGCGGGCATCATTGCGGGCCAACGCCGACAAGACTTTTATCAATTCGGGAAACTCACCACGTGGCAACGATGGGTGCGTGGGACTATCCTTGTCGAGAAACTGAAGCAGGATATTGACGACCCGGAAAGTCCGATTACAGGCTTCTATCACATCCGGCCGGAAACGGTCTACCCGCAAGTTGAGAACAACACTAACATCCTCCTCCCGCCTGAGCAAGATGAGCTCCCGGAGGATATTGACCCGCAAGATGTTGAGACAACCCGCCGGGGTGAGGTAGCCGCGTATATCCAGTTTGACGATGAATCTATCTTAGGTATCCGTCGCAACGGGTTTGACGACAGACAGCAAATCCCGTTGAGTCAGAACGACGTGATGAAGCAGGTGCTTGACCCGGATATTGGCGACGATGCCGGGCTTGCGGATACACAGGGCGTCTTTGGTACGTCTATCATTGAAGGCATTTCTGAGGACATTACCGAGTACAAGCAAATCAAGCGCGATAGGTCCGAGGCGATTAATCGCAAAGCCTACGGCATCTATACCGCGCAGTTCACCCCGGAAGTGATTGACCTCGGGGACCGGAAAGAGGTGATTGAATGGGACGATGCATCCATTCAGGACACCGAAGCCGAGTTGAACAACATGGACGCCGGGGACGTGTTGACCTCTGATGCTAACATAGACCTTGAGAAATACGAGAGTGAAGTTCCCGAGCTTGATGATACGATTCGGCAGTACATCAACATCATCCTCGCACCACTCCCGGCCCCGAAGTATATGGTCGGGTTCGCTGAGGGCATCAACCGTGACGTAACGGAAGAACAGCGCGAGGGATATCTTGACCTTGTATCTGAAGAACGCCGCTATCAAGAGAAGAAGTGGACGCCTGTGCTGAGGGAGGTTGCCGAGCGGCAGGGACTCGACCCGACAGGCGTGGAGTTGAAGATTCAGCCTGAGACTGAGGAAAACCCAGTCAAGAGCCTGTCCACTGAAGAAATTGAGCGGATGAACACCTACGTTGGGGCACTCAATGCAGCGGCAGGCCCACAGGCCGGGCCAACAGCGTTAGTCTCGCGTGAGGAACTGCTAGAGGTGTTGGATTTCCCCACAGAGGACATGGACAACCCGGAGGATATGGCAGAAGAACTCTCGCGTGATGCAGACACCGAGGAAGCGTTCAAGGATATTTTCGGTGTCGAGAGTCTTGACACGCGGTATAGCGAGGGCGACGTTGTGCAGACGCCGCAAGGGATTGGCGTTATCTCCGGTGTGTTCACGTCGAATCCCACCGAGGACGTTGACGCGAGTGAGAACAGCCCGGCCTATGCGGTGGCACTGAAAGACGCCCGGATAGGCAGTGAGTTCTATAAGGCAAGTCAACTCTCCGAAAGCGAACTACCAGACACGGGGTTAGACAATCCCACTGAAGATATTGAGGCTATGGCCGACGTGTTCTCGGCTACTGGCGCGAAGTATGAGGCGCTTGATTGGACCATGCCGGAGTCGTGGCGAGAGTCGGACGTTCCGGCCCGTGTAATCCTGCTTGACGCGTGGAGTAGCATGGGGGGTCAGTTCGACTGTGGTGGCGCGTGTTGCATGGGCGACTTACGTGACGAAGAACTGTGTGCATCAATGAAGGATGAGGTGCTTGGCACAGAAGCGTGGCGTGGGTGGGGCGACTAACTTGTGGCGGGCATCCCGTCCCAGTGTTGAACGTCGTCTACTGCAAGTTTAGCCTGTGACTCACCGAAGCGGTCAGTCTTCCCACATAGCGAGCACTCATAATGGTGTTCCCAGTTACTCCCGAGTTGTTCTGGGTCATACTTTGATTCGCACGTTGCACTGAATGAGCGGCAGTCTGGACACATCCCACAAACCCAGAGTGCTGTTGTCTGCCTGAATAGTGACATACCCACAGTATGAGTTGCCAGCCTCATAATACTACCGAAGCCCTGTATAGACGCCCGGACGGGACGTTTGGGCCGACCAGAACCGCAAGCCTCCAGCGGCAGTTTGCCGAACGGCTCAGAGGTGTCTTAGGGAGGATTAACGCCCGAATCCGCGAGGCAATCGTTGAAGACGATTTATTCAACCTGCAAGACGATAATGAGTCCGAGGCACTGGTTGACGACGTACCGGAGCAAGTCTTTGATTTCCCGACCGATGAGAGTCGGATTCGTGGCTTCCTCCGGTGGCTTCGGGAGCAATTAGACAACAATTACCTCACGGTAGTTGGTGAGAACAGTAATCAGTTTCTCAGAGCCGCCTATGCCGCAGGGATTCGGAATGTTCATCGGCAACTGTCCGAGCAGGATATAGCCTTTGAACGCACTGACGCGGGTGACCTATTGCCACAGCCGATACATAGCAGTAGCCTTCAGACGCTCTTTACACGGACCTTCGAGAATCTGGTATCCGTTCGGGATGATGTAGCCCAAGCCGTGCGGGACGAACTCGTTACGGGCTTCACTGAGGGGCAGAACCCACGAGAGATAGCCCGGAGTCTCACGAATCGCGTTGACTCTATTGGCAAACACCGGAGTACGCTTATCGCTCGGAGTGAGGTTATCAACGCGCACACTGAGGGCACGCTGTCGAGAGTGGAACAACTCAACCGGGACGCAGAGAATGAGATAGCCACCGGACACGGTGAGTGGGACGCCGCAATGGGGAGTCCCCGGACGTGTCCGTTCTGTCGGGCCGTGAACGGTGTTGCACTCCGGCCGAGTGAAATGCGTGGCACTGTCGTTGTGTTCGCCCGTGATGGCCAGACGTACAGATTAGCCCCGCCAGCGCATCCTTCGGGGCGCTGTAATGTCAGTATTCGGGTGGGTTCTAACATCACGAAACCACTGTCTGAAAGGCTCCCTCCCGAAGTTACGTTAGTTTCGTAACTCATAGTCCGCTTGAGATACTAACTGAGGGCTGACTAGGTAGAGATTCCAGACAGAGATTACCCATGACGGAAACAGACCACGACAACATACGGTCAATTGCAGAACAACTCTCAGGGAGAACATTGCCCGGACTATCAGACTCAACACTCATTGACATCATCGAAGCGAATATTAGAGAGAACAGCCGCGAGAGTAGCGGTGATACAACCGTTCGGGATGACGATGATGTGCTGTTGATTGACACAAGTGGTGGGGTTGGGACGGTCACACTCCCAGAGACAGCGGATACGGGGCGAACGGTAACAGTGATTGATAACGCCGGGAATGCAGCCACGAACAATATCACAGTCACGGCAACGAACACAACGATTCTCGACCTGCCGGATGTGACAATTGAAGCCGACTTTGCAGTCTATATGTTCCAGTTCTTCAACGGTCGGTGGTCTGTGGTTGAAGCGTTTGAGGGTGGGGCAAGTAGTCTCTTAAGTGGTGTCACGCTATGACATTTGAACAAGTCACGCCAGGGTATGCAGCCTTAGCCGTTGACAGCGGTGACGATCCCTCTCAAGACACGCATATCGTGCATGGCGTAGCAATCGGAGAGAACGACATAACCATAGGCGGCAGTGGCAAACGCACCTTCTGGCCCAAAGACACGCTTAGAGAGGCAGCTGACGCGCTTGAAGGCCAGCCACTCGCCACGGACACGAATCACACCGCCGAAGACCCCAAAGCGCAGACGCCGGTTGATGCCATTGCGGGAGAAATCACATGGTCTGGCTATAAGGATGGCGTAGGGGTACTCTTCGAGGCAGAGGTTGACGACCCGGACCTTGCCCGCAAAATCCAGCACGGGCGATTAGAAGTTAGCCCGCTCGTCAGTCGAGAGATTGAGGCGATGGACGATGGGCCAGCCCCGTTCAAGGCCACGGAAATCAACCGCTGGCGGGATTT